GAAGCGCATTGTATCAATTCTCTCCGCTCTGTATAAATAGAATGCAGGTCAACTCCGCCCAAGATTACCTGACACGCCACAAGCGCATCATCATCGCCAAGACCTACACGGCCGACCCGCCCGCGGGCAAGAACAAGATTCCGTCCACGTACCTCAGTCTGAAGGCGAATGCCGCGGCACGGTACCACCTCAATGTGGCTGCAGCATGTCGTGGAAACCAGACGTGCTCGCAGTTGGGCGAGACCAACACGTCCTACTGCTGTTCGCAGTCTGGCGCGGTTCTCTATTAAACAATGATGTTCCGTAACTACAAATGCCCGGCGCGCTCCTTCAGTTGGTGGGCGTGGGGGCTCAGAACGAGTTGGTCAATGGCAACCCGTCCATGACCCACTTTCGCAGCACCTACAAACGCCACACGAACTTTGCCATGGAGCATATTCGTGTGGACTTTTCGAGTTCCAACCTCAACTTTGACGTGGCGCAGACTCGCAAGCTCTCGGCTCGCATCGACCGCTACGCACAGCTACTGAACGACTGCTACGTAGTCCTGACGCTTCCAGACATTTGGTCTCCGCTGGTTCCTCTGACGGTGGCGCCACCCAAGGGATACGACCCGCGTTGCACAGCGGTTGGGTACGAGTTCCAGTGGATTCCCAATGTCGGATACAATCTCATCGACCGAATCGAACTCACCATGAACGGACAGACCATTCAGACGATTCCTGGCGAGTGGCTGAAGCTGTACTCGTACTTGACGTTTGACGGCACGAAGCGCCTGACAGTGAACCAGATGGTAGGCAACGTGCCTGAGATCTACGACCCTGCGAATGCATTTGACCGCCATGGACAGTACCCGCACTCGGTGTCCTACGCTTCTCCTGCCTACGACTCGACTGGAAACCTGATTTTCCCGGGCGCTACCATTCCCGAACCGTCCATTCGTTCACGTCAGCTGGTTGTGCCTCTTCACTTCTGGTTCTGCGAATCTGCAGGGTCTGCATTGCCGCTGGTGTCTCTCCAAAACACGGAGGTCTATATCAACGTCACGCTTCGTCCTCTGAACTACTTGTACACGGTGATTGACGTTGTGCCCACGTCTCCTACGTTTGGACAGCGTATTCGTCCCACGGGGTCGTATCCCTTGAACCTGTTTCTGACACCGACTCTGCCGAATGGAAGCCCTACGAATGCGGGTGTCGCAAACTTCAATCCCGATCCGTACCTGGAGTGCAACTTCTTCTACCTCACCGAGACGGAAATGGCCCAGTTGGCCACGGCAGACCAGAGTTACATGTTCAAGGAAGTCAGTTTCGTGGGCGCAGAGGGGCAGTACGGGCCCAATACCGACCTACTGCTTCCGATGCGAAACTTGGTGACGCGTGTCACGTGGGTTGCCTCTCGTTCCGACAGTATCGCGGCGAATGCGTGGGACAATTACACCAACTGGTCAGACCCGAAGCGCGCACCGTGGAGTGCCAATACGTCCGATGTGGCGACGAGTCTGTATGCGTCGGGACAGCAGCAGGTGACGTCCGTGTTCCCCAGGGACATTGTGGTTGACGGCACCCTCCTGTTTGACGGCAACGAGCGTCTCCAGGTCAAGCCGTCCGAGTACTACTCACTGCTCGAGACCTACCGCTTTGCAAGTGGCGTGACCCCCGAGAAGCTTCCAGGTGTCTACATGTACTCGTTTGCCCTGAACAATAACGAGTACCAACCGTCGGGGGCTGCGAACGGAAGCAAGGTCAACAAGGCCTTGTTGCGCCTGACGCTGCAGCAGCCGCTACCTGCTACCAATCAGACCTTTCAGTTTGCGGGCGTAGGCAGCATCACGGGAACCACATTGACCTTGACGTCAGGTGGACCATTCGTCGTGGGTGCGACTCTGTCAGGTACGGGTGTGACTCCGGGCACCACCATTACCGCGGTGAATGGTTCGACATACACGGTGACTCCTTCGCAGACGGTTCCTGCTGGAACTGTGATTACAGAGACGATTCCTGCCGTGACCACGACTACGGTGTGCGTCCTGAAGTCAACGGCATTGAGCACGAATCCAACGGTCATTCCTCCCGGGCAGCTTTCCCTGTATACACCCGATCAGGTCTTGACCATCGTGCAAAACACGAACAATGCGACGGTGGTCTTCGCGTACACCTACACCGTGAATGCTTACGTCGAATCGTATAACTACTTGCGTGTCGTGAGCGGTCTTGCCAATCTTGTGTTTGCTTCTTAACAATATGAGCAACCCTCCTCCCGTCAAGGTAAGCCCTCGGCCGACGGGTCGTGACGTCGATGAGGTCAATCTCCCTACTCCCCAGCTTCCCAGCTATTCGGCTCCGACCACGCCGACGTATTCGTTTCCGTCTTCCGATACTCGGAGCCTTCGTATCACCAAGGCAACGTTCAAGTACGGCAATCAGGAGGTAGACTGTGTGGGCTACATTAAGCCGCACATCTCCTACGGCTACGTTGAATATCCAGTCAAGTCCTTGTTCGCCGACCTCAAGGATGCCAATGTCATTCATACGAACATCGACAATGGGGACGCACTGAAACTGGTTCCTCCAAAGGTATCCATTGAATACTACGACCCCGACGGCTTCCACAGGGCCGAGTTCGTAATGGAAGACATTATCATCCTCGGAAAACTGACAGCGTGGGGGTTGTTCATGAAGAAGCCTGGCGAACTCAGTTGGCAGGCAGCCCTGGCTGCAGGGAAGATACAGTTTTGGCTCGCCGTTGCCGTGTTCTGGGTCCTGATGATTGTTTGGGCCTACAAGATGTGGACACACATGTCAGACATGGGGCTGTCGTTCACAAATGCAACCCAAGAGAACTTCGGCGACTACGGGATGATCTTCGCGCGAGCCGCTGGAGTTATCGCACCCTTCGGGGCGACTCGATACGTCATGGCCTTTATTGCGGCACTGGCTCCCGTGTGGTCGTTTTGCATGCAGTTTGCCATGTGGTACTTTGTGGATAGCCAACTGAAACGTCGACTTGAACCCGGACCGCCCATATCACTGCCCAATATGCCGTCCATGGGCCCGTCGTCTGCAGGATCGGCGCCGAAGGTTTCGGATGCCCAACTGGACGCGGGAATCGCCGCCGCCCGCGAGCAGCCTGGTGCCATTGGCGCGGCCGCACGATTTCTACCCAAATCGGTAATTAGCAGCTTTGTACCAAAAGGTTAATTCGCGTCATGGTATAATGCTTGACGGTATCTGGTTCGCAGCAGGCGCCACGTTCGGTCTGTTGTTGTCGTCCATCGTGATTCCGCCGCGTCGCACAGTGTCCAAGGTCCCTGACCCGATGGACGGGAAGATCGTGTACCACACGGACACGGGGTGTGTCCATGTCGAAGCCACTGAAGTTCCGTGCACGTCCGAGACGGATTCGTTCAATCTTTTGGCCTCGCTTAAGAAGTAAGGGGATGCTCAATATCACCGCCGCGATTGAACGAGCCAAACCATTCTTTTCCTTTGTCATTGGACTGGGCCTGGCAGCACTCTTGTTCCATCGCGACTATGTGACCCAATATACGCTTGCTCTGCCTCTGGACGATGTGCGTAGCAAGACGAACCGGGTGGACGGCAAGTGCTATCGGTACCGCGTGGAAGATGCGGTCTGCGAAAAGATGCCTTCAGTATAAACAATGGATAGCGACTCGACCTCCTTGGATGCCCTGCTTCCTTCGCCGCAAGGCAACCAGTCTGCACCGCCGCTGATTCCGATGCCGTCGACGGAGCAGACGACGCAGGGCTCGATGATTCCGTCCTTCAAGCCGACCATGCCTCAGATGGGCTTCATGTTCCGCAACTTGAAGTTGTACTTCTGCTTCTTCGTGGCCGCTGCCGTCATTTCTCTGTCTACGCCGCGCAACATGCTGCTGCAGTATCTCCCGTCCATGTACACGAGTGGCGGAGTCGTGTCGTGGCAAGGTGCGGGTGTTCTCGGTGGCGCCGCGGTGGTCATTGCGCATCTGCTGTCCGTGTTCCTCGGTAGTCTGGGGATTTAAGAGACTCGGGGGTGAATAAGCAATGGACAACGTCGCATGGGTGTATCCCAACATATGCCTCGGCGCGGGTGCGTCGCTGACCTCGTTCTTTGTCAATTCCAATCGCGTGACCCACGTTATCAACTGTGCGTACGCCGAGAACTCTCCTGCCTGGTTTCGTCGGTCGTACCCTAGTCGCTACGCGCAGCTGGACGCCCACGACTCCGTGGAGGTCAAGATCCTTGACTGGTACCCTGCATTTGAAACCGCCATGCGCAGTTTCCTTCGCGCACCCAATTCAGTGGTCTTTGTCCACTGTGCAGCGGGCATCAACCGCTCGGCGTTCCTCCTGCTGTACTTTATGTGTAAGAACTTCGGGCTTGACTTTCCTACGTTGCTCGCTGCGGTTCGCAAGCAGCGCCCACAGATTTGCCAGAACCCCGCCTTCATGGCTGAAGTGACGAATGCACTGAAGAACCCATCTACATAGACAACAACAATAGACACCATGGATGTGTTCAAGGTGAGGCGGATACGGGAAACGGGATCGGCGTCCATCGGGACGCTCGATTCGGTTCACCAGGACATTGTTCAGGGACTGCGGGAAACCCAGTCAAAGGCAGAGACGGAGGCGGAATTGACTGGGTTGCGAGAGAAGATTGCTGGAGTCCAGGGGTCAAATGAGATTGGTGACGTCATTCAGTTGTCGCAGTGGGAGGCACGCGTCAAGGAGTTGGCACACGAGGCAGTGCAGGCTGATCCAGTGCAGGAGTACTACCTGAAGAATATGGACATTCTGATGGGGTACTACAACCGCGATTCAGGAGGCACGTCGGCCACCACCGTTGCGCCCAAGGACGCCCACACGTTCCTGAAGTTCTTTGCCACTGCGCCCAGCACGGACACCGGGTCTACGCGCAAGCAGATGTTTGATGAGTACGTGGCCCGCATGAAGCTGGGGAATGTTCCCGAGATGACGCAGATGCAGACGGAACACTGCAACCAGTGCAATGTGGCCCGAGAGGAAATCAGTTCCGAAGGAATCTTGGTCTGCCCAAAGTGTGGGTCGGAAGAGTACTCGCTGGTGGTGTCGGACTTTCAGTCGTTCCGCGACCCGCCTAAGGAGCGGAACAATTACGCGTACAAGAAAATCAACCACCTCAATGAGATCCTCAACCAGTTTCAGGCCAAGGAGTCCACCATGATTCCCGAGGAGGTGATGAACGAGGTGGTCTTGGAGATCCGTAAACGTCGCATCGACAATATTGCCGACCTGACGGAGAAGGAGATCCGCGAGATTCTGAAGAAGCTGGGGCGGTCCAAGTACTACGAACATGCGGCCCACATCCTGAGTCGTTTGAACGGCAATCCACCGCCCACCATCACGCCCGAGATTGAGGAGAAGATCCGCGCCATGTTCCAGGAGATTCAGGCGCCGTTCCTGCTGTACTGTCCGAACGACCGCACGAACTTCCTGTCGTACTCGTACATCCTGTACAAGTTCTTTGAGCTACTAGACCTAGACGAGTACAAGGTCTACTTTCCGCTGCTCAAGTCGCGGGACCGTCTGATTGCACACGACCACATCTGGCAGAAGATATGCGACTACCTCCACTGGGAGTTTATTCGCAGCGTGTAAATAAAGATGGGGGATTCGAATACGTCCTCAAAGGCACTTGGGGAGGCCGTGATGGGACTACAGCGCCAACTTGAAATATTGGCGAACCGCAGGCCCGCCCCTCAAGACTCAGACGATGCTAAGAAGGCGTGGAGCGCCGAGCTAGACGTCCTACTGCCAAAGCTGCGGGCGGCCGAGGAAGCATACGTTCAATCGTTGAGGGCGTCCGCCCCCACACGCGGTGGTCGCAGGACCCGCAAGCACAGGAGCCGTCGCCGTCGGTCTCGTCGCCACCACTAAGCCCACGACACGCGGTAGAACAGCGTGAACGTCCTGCGCATCACTGAACATCCAGGAAACGTCTCCTTCAATGCTTTTTCGATGGACGCAGACGGAATCCCCTTGGGGGCTTCCGCGAAGAAGTACGTGTCGCCGACACGGGCTGCACTCCGCGCGTCCATTTCCGAAATCCTCACGAACTCGCTGAGACGATTCACATCATCCGATAATGCCCGAAGCTCTTCGGCTGTAGGCATTAACGGGTACACTGGGTGTACCTGAAAGTAAAACCGCACACTATAAATAACGATGAGTGGACCGATCAGCGAGGCACGAGGTCGCGTTAAGAATGAGACCGTTAAGATTGGTAGGCGCGGGGGCGACTATTTATGGACCTACTGGGTAAACCGGATTGATGCCTTCTGCTTTAAAAATAAACTGCCCGATTGTAAAGATACTAGAACGCCGTATAAAGAGCTTGAGAAGTATGATGTGCTTGAGGAGCTACGAGAACACCTGTATGCATTAGAACTGTATTGGAATGACAAAGAAGCAATTTTTGGAGCGGACGCTGCGGGCTTAAGCCTGAATAGAAATTCTTTCCTTGCAACCATTCCGCCGGGAGCGAATGTCGACGCGACCATGGAAGCACGGGCTGCACTAGCGTGGGCTGATATAAACAGGGCTTATACTACCTTATTGGCGAATTATGGCTCGAGTATTAAGGAAAACAGTTGGTCTCAAGGCGACCATAATTTTCCAAGATATACTGCGCTCTACAACGGAGGACTAGCCGAATTATTCAAACAACTCTCGGACAACATGCATGCGAAGTACGCGGATGCCCTACAACGACAAAAGGACGATAAGGGTATCCCCACTCAAGCGTCGGAAGCAGCGGCGGCGGAGGCGGCGGAGCGGGCGGCGGAGTATGCACCCAAACTTGAGAAGTACCGGGAAGAGCTTAAGGAATGGAAGGCGAAGATGTATATCTACAACCAGAAGCTGCGAGTTTTTTACAGTAATCTTTATAACAGATTCAAAGAGCCCCCGCCGCCGCCGCCGAAGCCCACGCTGCCCCCGATGCCTGGTCAGGCAGTGCG